CTCGGCCTTGCTCATAGAGCGATGCGACTGGCTCACAACGAAGCCTTTTTCCGATTTTGGCTGTTACGCCAATGACGTTCATGTGTGGGCTGATTTGCCTAAGCGTGGTTTCAATGAAGTCGCCACCTTGGTTCTTTTCAACTACCACTCGGTCTGCTTGGTAATCCTCGTAAGCCATGTTGACTCGGTTAGACCAGCCCATTGGGGTGTCTTTGCAGCTCTTGTCTGCTATCACGTAGTAGCGACCATCGGCTCCTAGGCCAACAACAACAATTCCTGTTTCGTCACTATTCTCGCCTGATGTTACGGCTGGGTCAACGGCTACTACGACTCGTGTAAAGTCTGAGTAGTACTGCACCCTCTTATCGTCAATCATTGTCTGGGTGAATAATGCGCCAGGTGTGTCTAGTAGAAGTTCACCGTACAACTCTTGGCGACCAAGGCGTGTGCCTTCGTATCGTGACTTGAGTTCTGCCAGCGCAGCTTCAGACAGGTTTGCTGCATTATCGAAGGTGGAACCACGGGTAACGACTACAGAGCCGTCTGTGCGACTCATCCATTCTCGGATCAGTTTCGTTGGGCGAGGTGTGGTCGTGATGACCACCTGGGGATTACCGATGCGTAGTGCAGGGGCAAGTCCCTCAGTCCAGATTTCTTCGTATCTAAATGACGAAGCTTCGTCTAACCATGCACCAGACAAGTTAAGTCCACGAGCACGGTCAGGTTCGTCAGCTGATACAAGATGGATTCGTGAACCATTGCTAAGACTTATCTGCCCATTGCTTCGGTTGTAGAAGTCACCTTTGTCTTTACGTAGGTCAACTGCTTTAAGAAATCCCGAAGGACCTTCAACGCAAGTTCGGCGCACGTCAGTAAATGTTGGGGCAACAATCGCCCACTCGGTGTTGGGATAGGTTCGAGCTTGTTCAGCCAGCCATCCAGCCCCTAAGAATGTTTTGCCAAATCCACGACCTGAGATTACAAGCCAGATTCGCCAGTCGCCTTCAGGTGGGAGTTGGTTAGGTCGGGCAAGTGTGCGGTAGCGAGAGTGCTTTAAGTCTTCAATCGCTTCACGAGATAGTAATTCCTGCTCTTTGAGTTTTAACTCTTTAAGCCTTTTGGTCTTGGCTAATCTCTGTTGTTCTATCGTCGTCACTTGTTTCCCCTAGCAATGCTTCAAGGCGTTGTATTTCCTTGTCCATGTAATCCATAGTGACAGTCTCGGTTTTTACAGGTGCGTCTAGGCCAAGCAATTTGGCTCGGCGATCCATAATGGCAAGTGTACGGTCAACTGCAAACAATGAAGATTTGTTGTTTGGGTCTAGTGCCTTCTCTAATGCCATTTCTAGCAATGAGTCAAGGCGCTCGGTTTCGAGTCTGCGGTATTCGTCTACGGCCTCGGCTGGTATTGCAGCTAAGGCTCGCTGAACTCGATTGTAAGCAGTCGCTTTAGTAACGCCTAGGGAATCGGCTATCTTCTGGTACGTCATGCCCCTAGAACGCAATCTAAGTGCCTCTGTGTCGAGTATGGCTTGCTCTTCTGTGCGGATAAATCCTGATGGTGATGTTTGGGTCATTGTTTAGACACCTGCGTTTAGTTGATTTATCATTGGACAGAAAGAGCCAACAGTAACATACAAGACTACCATAAATGGTAACACCTTGCAATAGCAAGCGATTGAGTTGGTTACAGAAGTGTCTTGGGTTGAGCTTCAGCCCACGCCACTCGTGCCTCAATGATTGGCCAGTAGTCCTCAGTCATCTCACAACCCATCCAGTTAAAGCCTTCAAGTATTGCTGCGACTGCTGTTGTGCCACTACCCAAGAATGGATCAAGAACTGTGCCGTTGGGTGGAGTGACAAGTTTGACTAGGTAGCGCATTAAGGCTATTGGCTTGACTGTGGGGTGGATGTTTGCCTTTGGTTCTGTTTCCTTGCCATCAAGCGAGCCGTCTGTCCTGAACTTATAAGAACCCTGTTGTTCTTGTTTAGGCAATTCCCCTAGCCCAGCGTTGCGTTCGGACTTACTGGCTTTAGCGCAGTAGAAGAAGCGAGATGCGGAGCCTGAGTCGCCGTAGTTGTCTGGGGCGTTGCTCAAGCCATCTCGTTCGTCGTCGCTACCAAGACCGACGCCGTTGTTACGAACTCGTGCTGTTGGTTCCTTGTATTTGCCGCCGCCCGTCATCGGAAACCTTTCCAGCACTTCCTCACTACCGTCATGGATTACGTTGGCAGGCCAGCGACCTGCGTTTATCTGAATAAATTGAGGATTATTCAGCCCAAGTTCGTAAGTTCCGCCTGCAGAACGGCCTCGTGTAATGGTTTCCTCGCTCCCCACCCTCGACCCGTCAATGTTCAGCGCACCTGTGCCGTAGGTCAGGACATTGGTGGCTACTGTGCCGATAAGAGGCTTTCGAGCTACAACAATAGGTTCGTGGGCTGGCTTGAGGGCAGTTCCCCAACCTTGCCATTGTTGGGCTTCAAGGGTTGCTGGGGAATTTTCTTGTTTTGTCCCGTGTTTTACTGGAACACTGTTTCCGCCGCCATAGTTGCCATGTCCTGAGGCGATACCACCGTCGAACGGCACTCTACTTCGCTCTGCTCCAGCAGCCTTGTCTATAGCCTTACTAACGTCAAGCGACTTGGGGAATCCTGAACCATACAGCCACATAATCTGGTCACGAATCTCAAACCCTGCATCCTCTACTGCGCTTGCAAGGCGATGGTATGTCCTGGAACCACCAAAGGCAAGTAGGTGTCCACCTGGCTTTAGAACCCGAAGTGCTTGGCTCCATAGTTCTACGTTGTACGCAATTCCTGAGTTGTCCCAAGACTTGCCCATAAAGCCTAGTTCGTAGGGTGGGTCGGTGACAATTGAGTCCACGCTGTTGTCAGGCATTTCAGCCAGCAACTCTAAGCAATTCCCCTTTAGAAGCATTACAGAGACAATACCAGAAACGGTGAACGCACATTGGTGGTGTGCATGGCAGAGGCTTCGAGCGCTTGGTACAAACTGCCTTCATCCTCGTGGTCGGTGAATAGTGATCCGAGCGCCGGAGCTGCTCCTGAGCCAATTGCACCGTAAGCAATTCCGTCATGGTCTTTCCTTGCCTCTAGTGGCCCTGAGTTGGAAGTTATCTCGTAAAGGTGTCCATGCTCAATGGCTAGTAGTTCCCAGTCATCTTTAAGGTCGTCGGGTAATTTGACGCTTTCAAGTAATTGATCAAGTGTTGGGTTGTGGGACTTGCTTGCAACCTTGAAATACATTGCCCCGACCCTAAACGAGCCTGAGTAGCCCAATAGGAGATTGCCAAACCTGCCCACTTTTGGAGTTGCGATAAGCGAGGCAAGGCCGTCGTCTGTGGAACTAAGGCTGTCTGCCCCTATCCAGCACCCTTCAGGCGTTACCAGTCCAGCTACTACGGTCATCTTTTCATAGCCATCCACGCTAGAATCCAAATGCAGACAAGGGTAATTATTGTTGATGTAGTACTCATTTCCACGCTCCAAAGATACCGGCTAATACAAATAGAAAAAACGCTATGGCACAAACAAGCAAACCGTGTACGGCCCAATTAAGTAAGGTACTCATTTAATCATGTCCCAAATAAGCATAAGAATCGCTCCAGTAACAACACCGATAGCCCAAATTAACCCAATAATAAGATAAGACATAGAACTCACTTCCAGTTTTTGATTGCTTTGTAATACATAATGAGATACAAGGCGCTGTATGCGATGAAGCCGTACTGGTGTGTGTGTATGGCATACACAACCCATACACCTTCGTTGACGCACAGAATAAACCAGCCTCTAATCTTCTTCTCGCCTACAAAGAACAGGCCAGTTGATCCTATAGCTGCCAGCACCCAGGACCACATTAGTTCTTGTACCACATTTCGGTTGCGTCCAGTACCTTGATTACGTCGCAGGGGTACGGAGTACCTGTTAAACCCCTGTCGATTCCAAATGGTAATCTTTCATAACAGAAGGTGCAATACCGTTTGTTGTTCATTTGATGCTTGTCTCGTAGTGCTTGGCGTTCAGTTTCAGTCATGCTCTGTTACCTAATAGATTCCAAATGCGAACAACTGCGCTAATAGGTTCTTGGTCGTAAGTGTGAATAATCTCAAGAATGTCAGCATCTTGTTTGTCGTAAAAGTCAAGTACTTTTATTACGTCGCAAGGGTATTGTTTGCGACTTAACGATTCGCCGTCAAAACCTACTACGGCGCAGGCAGCGCAGTAAAGTTCGGGAGTTTCGGCGTGTTTGTTTCGTAATGCTTGGCGTTCAGATTCAGTCATCATTCTCCTCATCATACGACCCATTGTGCAAGTCGCAAGGGTTCTCTAGTGAACAGTCGCATTGACCTGGCTTAGGTCTGCGTGGGTAGGTCTGTCGTCCCATTATGGCTTTGTTCCTCCGTTATTGAATGGATCTACTTCAGCGTAGAAATCGTCAAGGGTTTTCTTACTTGCGTAATTCATTGCTTCGTCAATGTTTTGCTGTGGGACACCGGACAACAATAATCCGTCTATTAGTTGCTTTGTCTGCCAAAGTTGAAATCTAATTTGTTTGTCAATTACTGACATCATTCACCCTTCAGCCGAAGGACTCGTGCGCCCTTGCGCTCTGTAACGTACTGCGCCCATAGTTCAGGGTTTTCTTCCTTGAACCTTTTAGTGTCAAACTGTTCGCCGACCTTATTAGACTTGTAAGTATAAAGCGTTTGACCGTTCCAAGTAGCCTCGTCAGCATCAGCGATTGCAGCTTCTAGTTCAATTCTTGCAGCCTTGACCTTCTCCTCGGCTTCGTCTGCCTCACGTTTTGCCATGCGGTAGTCACTTAAACAATCAACTATGAACTCATCAACCTCAACTGACGTGCCGGTACTTGATGGGTACAGTGCCTTTAAGACCTCAAACTCAGCGTCTGCGCCGGTGAAGTCTGGGGGAGATTTTTTTTCTACCAACTCCCAGAAGGCAGTTTCGGCATCTCTGAGTCCGGCTAGGCACTCGGCTGTGTAGTCTCGTGATCTAACCACAATGCCCTGACCACCAATAAGGCAAGCGAAGTAGACCTGTGGTATCTCAGTAACCATTGCGTAATGTGCGCCCTGCCAGTAGTAGCTCGCTGGAACTTGATTGTTGTCCCATGCCTTAGCGTTGCCCTTACCGACAATGCCGGTGGTCTTGCACTCCAGGATGGCTGTGATGTTCTCAGGTTGTTCGGTGGCAGTTGTTACTTCACCTGCGTAGAACATCTCGGACGGCTCAACGATAAAGAAGTCCACGTTGGCTAGTTCCCAGCGGTTCTTGCCTCGAAGCATTACAGGCCACTCAACTACTGCACAACCAGACTGCTCGGCAAAGGCTTCAGCAACGGTACGTTCTAGGCGATTGCCCCACTCGGTAGCTGCGTTGCCCTTGAATACGTTTTCTACTAAACCAGTTTTGTCGGCCCAGAGCGCATAGGGGCTGGAGTAGGGATTGACTCCCAAGATTGTTCCGGCGTCTGATCCACCAATGCCAGTCCTGCGTAAGTTAATCCATTCATCGTGGGTTAGTTCATTTGTTTTGGCTACTACATTCATGTTTCCTCCTCAGGAATTATTTAATCGGTACTACAAATCTAAGACTACCCTGTGACATCGGGAATAGCAAACATTATCCACCGGCAACCCGAAGGCTTGTCATAAGGGTTCGTAGAGCGTCTAAACGGCTCTGGCTGGCTCGCAAAGCGGATTTGACGGTATCGTGACGGTTCTTTGCAATTAGGTACGCTAGGTACTCTGACTCGCACTCAATGATGGTTCGGTGCGCCAGTTCGCTGACCGTCAGCTTTTCCATGCTCTCTGCTGAGATTCTAAGTGATGACTTGGCTCTGGCTATCTCCCACGTTGCGTCGGCGTTGGCTGCTTCGTCACCGGCAGTGGCAAGGTCGTCTACGGCTTGGGATACTTTGCGCATCTCGGTTTGTATGCCCTT